TGAATAGGCTTCGTAGCTAGAATGTTTCTCCACTTTGCGCCAGATACATTTAAATTTGTTAATCCGGATTGCATGAAACACTTATCGCCAATATTCTCTTTGCCTTCTTTGATTAGCATTTCCATGCTCTTAAAAACGAATCCGTACTTGTTTTCAAAGAAGTAAAATGCGTGCCCTTTAAATTCTTGAGACATCGCATATTCCAATCGAATCTGATCGATACACTCGATCGGTGTTTTTTCGGTAAAGTTAAAAGCATGTAGTCCGCGGGTTTTTTCTGCGAACAAAGGTTTCTGAGAATCGATTGCTTCAAGATAAGCTTTTACCATCTTTTCACATTCTATCTTTTTTCTGACGAGTGGTAAGTTACGAACAGTAGCCGACTTCCATACTTCGTATGTCACACATGAAAGTTTATAGACAATAGCTTTGTCGTCGTTAGTAGGAATAACAGGGTCAACTGATACGATATAAAATTCATATCGAATAGAAGATTTTTGATTCTCTTCGTCTGTCGTAAAATCAATTATAATTCTTTTGTCTGTGAAAACAAAATGATTAAACATTCCCTTTGCATCATAGAATTCAAACTCTGCGAGCACAGTTGGATTGAGTACAGATTCATAAATGTTTGCTTGTACACAGACAGGAGTCAAATCGAGTGCTTTACCACATTCAACAGTTTTGGCTGTGGCATCAATCAATAAGAATTCATTAAGTTTAAACTGTCCGTCTCTAATCGAAGTCATATTATGTGCTTATTTGTTGTATGAATTGTTTTTCTACTTCTGCCAAGTAAGAAGACTTGAGAACAACTACGTTTCTCTTGAGTTCGTTTACTTCTTTTTCATCGTCATATGCATTCACTGCATACCAATATTCACTTTCAGCCTCAGGTATATTTTGGCTTAATACCTTTATTTCACTTATTCCTTCTGCTTCATTCACTGCAAACGTTCCGCTTACATGTTTTACAGTCAAGCGATTGTTTTCAAGATCAATATAGTCGATGGTAGCATATGCACTGGTACTCGTCTGAGATACTAGATCTCCAACTTCGAATTCTGATGGCGCAACAGTCAGAGACAATGATAATACTTTATTCGTGGATACTATCCACTCTTCTTTGAGTCTTTCGTAACCGATTACTGTCCCAGTATTTGTAAGTTTTGGTTTCCAATACTTTTGCGTGTTCGATGTTTCATTTGCAACGAGAGAACCATACTGTTGAGTCGTAATAGTTCTTTCGTCTTCGTGCCAATTTAATCGATAGAAAAGAGTAATCGATCGAGCATTTGAATTCGATCCGTATTTTGTTGCAATGTAACTGTTAAAATCTTCTGAAGATTTATAGTAGTCGTAATAAGGATCGACGATGTTATTCGTAAGATAGATCATCCAATCAAACTTCGAAGATCCATAATAGTTATAAGACAAGAGATCCGGCCGCTCGAACCCTTCTTCAAGAGTAAACTGAAAGGTAGAATAGATGTCTCTCTTCGTTTTGTCAGTAAAATCGACACGCGCCAAGATATTCTTGGCAATGTTTCCATCATAGTCTACGATTGGAAATCGATCAAAATATCTTGCCATCTTTAACTTCCTGCTTGTTGTTTAGGCGAAGCTGTAGTCGGCGCTGTCGGTGATATAAATTTATTGATGTTTTTTCCGGTGTCATTTAAAAGAGTTCGCAGTTCATTGCCTTGTTTGCCGGTGATATTATCAATACCTTTTTGTAATCCATCTAATACAGTTTCACGTGTCTCAGCTAAGCGATCTCCACCTTCTCTACCATAGTCGCGAGATGTTTGAATTTGTGTTTCAAGCATTGTCATCGAGCATTCGATAAACGCAGGATGACTTGTACCTTCGAAGAATGCAGGAATTCCTTGCGGGGAGTAGTTCAGTTCGATTGATTGAATTAAACATGGCTGAAATTTAATTAGCTGTGCAGTACCAGCAATCTTGAGTTCTGGTTGACATAAGAACGGATAAGCGAGTGCAGCAGTACCTAGACTGCTGTATGATGGTAAAGAATAAGCTTTCATTGCTTTCAACAAATTCATCAACTGTTGGCTTTCATTCGGATTTCGAGGCGCAAAAGTCCATTCAAATCGGTGCGTACGAAGAGGAACTCCGCTAAACAATGCTTGAATATGAGGATTTGGAACAGCTCCAATTCCTTGTGATATAGCACTACCGATATCTCCTGCTGCCTGAACCATCGCGCCATAAGCAATTGCCATTGCAGCGTCGGTTGCTCCTTGAGCGGTCAGTCCTCCGGAGAGTCCTAATTGCGCGACATCTGCGACTCCACCTGCCATGTTTCCCTGTGATCCTTCTCCAACACTAATATCAAAAGTTTCTCTTATGCCTTTTGGGAGAGGAAGAGCAAATGCTTGTACAAAATCAAGCTTTGCTACAGTTTGAGGAGAAGGTCGTGAATAGCGCTTAAATTTAAATGCCATATAATATTTTTCACTGATATGATCAGGAAACTGCATTGAAGGCAAATCGCCAAAACCAATCTTATTCGAAGCGCGTTGAATAGCATCAACATATGTTTCGGCGTTAGGAGAAGCGCCGGTGATATCACCACCTTGAGGATTAAAGTTGTTACGAATGTCGGCGCAAGAAGCGCGTTTCATTTCACTTGTAAATGTTTGAAAATACTTATCTTCGAGACCAGCAGTTAGAGAATCTCCGAATCTCGCGGAAAGCTCAGCAGCAATTCTATCAGAAAATCCTATCTTCTTTAACGCTTTGGAAAAAAGATCTTCAACAGCATTTTCAAGTTTATCTTCGAGCTTATTAGTAATATTTCGAAGCGTTCTATTTACAAGCCCGCCAGCATCTCTTTTGAAACTGTCGATATTTACTCTAATAAGTGCCATGTTATCTCTCAAATTAAAAGACTATGATCTTATTTATAAATAGATTTATGGCTTATCAGGGAAAGTTTCGACCAAAGAATACTAAAAAGTATATCGGAGACTCGAACAATATCGTATATCGTAGTCGATGGGAATTAAAGTTCATGATGTACTTAGATTCGCATCCGAATGTCGTGCAGTGGGGGAGTGAAGAGTTAGTCATTCCTTATCGCTCGCCGATTGATAATCGAGTACATCGATATTTTCCAGACTTCATTGTCAAGAAGAAAACACCAGAAGGCAAAATCGATACTGTGGTGGTTGAAATAAAACCTCATGCTCAAACGCGGCCGCCAGTGGTGATAAATAAGCCTAATAAGCGTTATATTAATGAAGTCATGACATGGGGTGTCAACGAAGCCAAATGGAAAGCCGCAACAGTATACTGCAACGATCGTGGTTGGAAGTTCGACATACTCACCGAAAAAGAACTAGGAATTAAATTTTAATGGCAACTGTATTTGACACCATCATCACACAAGGTGTTCGTTCAGGACAGATTCCTGCACGGACGAACTCTGCGCGCGAGTGGTTCAGAGACACTGCCGGTAAAATAAATCGTATCAATGAGCGTGAGATGATGAAAGGTGACGTCAGTCGTATGACTACTCAACCTCTGCTCGGATCAATGTACATGTTCTATTATGATCCAAAGTATAAAGAAGAGCTTCCATATTATGATAGATTTCCTTTGATCTTTCCATATAAGAAAGTCAAAGGTGGATTTATGGGACTCAACCTACACTATCTGCCGTTGCAGCTCAGAGCGAAGTTGATGGACGGTTTATATGACTTTGCAAATAACACTCGTTATGACGAGTCGACTCGCCTGAAACTCAGCTATCAACTCATGACTCAGGCAGCAAAGCTAAGATGGTATGCTCCGTGCATTAAGCATTATTTGACTTCTCATGTGCAATCAAAGTTTATGTACGTCTATCCATCGGAATGGGATATCGCGCTCTTCTTACCAACAGAACGCTTCGTCAAAGCAAGAAAGAATCAAGTTTGGATGGACACGAAAAGAATGTTAGGAGTTACTAAGTAATGGCATCTCCAATAGTAACAGACACACGCTATAATCAAGAAATTCAAAGATCTGATCGAAGCGTAACGCAAGATGCAAGGTCAATAACTGAAACAACATCAGATAGCACAACAGTCCGCAGCGGCGGATCGAGAACTATTATTGTCCCACCTAGCAGCACAACTAATGCAATATCTCCTAGTCAAGAAGTCAGTGCAGTTGTGCCTTCTTTGTCAACTTCAGCAGCATCAACTCCTGGTGCTCCAACTAGACAACAAAGGGTAGCGTCACCAGCCGCAAAACCTGTTGCACCAAAATCTGCTCCTCCAACTAGACAACAACAAGCCGCCCCTTCTAAGCAAGAAACATCACCACGTGGCGCTAAATTAAATGAGGCCGAGCGCGTTAAAGAAGCAGCAATTACCGCAAAACGTCAAGCAGCTCTCAAGACAGAGATCAGTCAGATCAGGGCCGGCAGCGGTACAGCACTAGAAAAACAAAAGAAAATAAACGAAGCTCAGAAGAAAAGTTTCGCGGTGGCCCAGAACCGGGTTAATGATACACTGGATGTTCAAAGATATAATCGTGTTACACCACACACTCAAGAAACTATACTTAATCGCAGTGAAAGATTACAACGACTTGAAGCACAAGGTAGAATTGAAAGTCCTGGTAAAAAGGGTAAAACGAATAAAAATACAAATACTACCAAAACAAAAAGCGCGAAGACTGAAATTGACAAGAGTATTAATACTAATATAAAACAAGAAGTTGTGACTTCTGATTCTGCTTTCAGTACAGGTGAACGTACTAAAGGCACATTTAATATTGGTCGATTCAGAGCCGAAGTTTCAGGCGCCGACAGCGTACTTCCTACTCACAGCTTCTTAGTAGTCTTTGCTCCGATGTTATGGACAAGATCAAAATTTAGTGCACAGAATCTTGACTCTCTTCTTACGATGAGATGCGATAACGTGGTTCTTCCTTCTGTAAATCTTTTGCAAGAGCAAAACATTCGAAGATATGGATTTGGTCCAGTCGAGAATGTTGCATACGGTGTAAATGTCGGAGATTTTACTCTGCAATTCATCGTCGATAAAGAGGCTTTAGTTGTAGAATACTTTGAAGAGTGGTTAAATCGAATCGTCAATCGCGACTCTTTTGGTGGCGCGAATATGAATAATGATATCGACGGAAGAAAACCATATGAGATCGCATATAAAGATACGTACTCATGCCCGAATGTAAACGTATTCGTATATGACAGATCTCAGAATCAAGTCATGACATACAATATATATGACGTGTTTCCCACTGGAATCCAAAGCATGAATATGTCATGGAGCGAAGAAAACACTCTCATGAAGCTGAACATCACGTTCTCTTTTACCGATCTTCGAATCAATAGAATTCCGCCAAAAAACAATAAAGATGATAAGTCGTTTAAAGATCAAATTATTGTAACAGATACCGGAAGAAATTCAGACGGAATTTTTGCTGCCGGCGGTTCTGGAAGTGCACTGACTACTTTAAATTCAGGATTAGAACTGACAGATCTAACAAATGAAACTACGATTATAGGAGATTTCCCCGGTCGAATTCGCGGCTCTGTTCCTCCTCTTCCACCAGCCACATTTCAACAGGCCATCGTAACAGATGTTCCTATTCCTAAATTGCGTACGCTCACAATTGCATAATTTTAAATCTAGGAGAATATATAATGCCTTTACCAAAAATTGATCAACCACTCTTTGACGTGACGATTCCTTCTTCAAGGAAAAAAATTCTCTTTCGACCTTTCTTGGTGAAAGAAGAAAAGATCTTGCTGATCTCTCAGCAAGGTGGAGAAGATACTGATGTGATCAGAGCCATCAAGCAGATCTTAAGACTATGTGTACAAGACGATGACTTTAATGTTGATAAGCTCACAACTTTCGATCTTGAATATTTGTTCTTAAAGCTTCGTGCAAAATCAGTCAACAACATTGTTAAGTTATCTTATCGTGATAACGAAGACGATAATGTTTATAACTTTGAACTGAATCTCGATTCGATCGAAGTCGAAATGCCAGAAGGTGTCGATTCGACGATTAAATTGTCTGATAGTATTTCAATGATCATGAAGTATCCGAGTGCGAGCATCACTGATAAAATTACGCAGTTTGACAACGAAGTCGACCTGATGACATTCTTCATTATTAACTGTATCGATACGATCGTGACAGAAGAAGAAATTTATCCGGCTTCTGAATATACAGACAAAGAACTCGAAGAGTTTCTCGATCAACTGCCAGTCAATTCTTTCGAAAAGATTCGTGAATTCTTTGAGAAGATGCCGAAACTGTATCATAAGATCGAATACAAAAATGAACTTGGTAATGACAGGAGTATCGAGTTAACGAATCTCAAAGATTTTTTTATGTGGCGTTGAGTCACAACTCGCTTCAAAACTACTATAGTATGATCTTTGCTTTGGCTCAGCATCACAAATATTCGATCACTGAGATTGAAAACTTGATACCATATGAAAGAGATCTTTACGTTGATTTGTTAATGGCTCACCTTGAAGAGCAGAAACAAGAAATAGAGAGTAGAAGAAAGTAATGGTAGCAGCTTTGGGCAGAGCGCTTTTTCTAGGCGGCGGCATGATAGGAAACGTGCTAGGCGGAGCTCTTTCTGGTGCAGGTGCTGCGGTTGGCGGTCTAGCACAAGGTGTGGGTTCTGCTGTCGGTGGTATCGGTCAAGGCATCGGCGCCGCGGTTGGTGGAGCATTAACTCCTGCGCCTAAAACGATAGTAAATAATTTTGGTATCGCTGGATCGGCCGCGAAAGGCAAAGTAACTGGTGGAGGAACACTTCCTGCTCCGAAAAAAACCTCGGCTCCCGCCGTCAACGTGAATATGCCTACTGAAAAGCTTTTAGTGGTTGCAGTCAATTATCTTTCGTCAATTGACAAAACTCTTCAGGCTCAAATTAAGTTTGAAAGAGATGCATTCGTTCAACAAGCCCAAGCTGAACGAGAAAGCTCTATTGAAAGTGGCGGCCAAAAAGAAAGCATCTTTACTAAGTTATCTGACAAATTTAGCGGCAAGTCGGATGATAGCACCGTAAAAAGCAGAGCTAGTACACTCACAAAAACTATCTTAGCCGCGGCAGGAATTGCAGGACTCGGTCTTTTAGCCTTAGGTAATTTAGATACGAAAGAACTCGATCGACTCAAAGATAGTTATAAAGCCTTTAACGAAAAATTTGATTTTCTTGGTCCTCTCGCCGAAGGAGTATCAAGCACAGGTTCAATTGTTGGATACCTATTAAAAGGACTTCGTGGAGGAATTGCAGGGCTAGTAGCAGAATATCTTGTTAAAAGATTTACCGGAAAGAGTATATTTGAAAATATAACTGGAACTGGAGAAGAAGCGAATGGCACTCAGGCGTCAGCGTCTCAAAAACCAGGATCATATGATTATGCCATGGCAGGTGGCTTGGCCGGTTATGGTGCATATCGAGGTGTAAAAACCTTTGGAAAAATTAAAGATGCTCGTGCTAATATTGCAAAAATTCGGGCCGCGCCACAGGTAGCTCCTTCTCTTAAAGGTTCTGGTTTCAGAGATCCTGTCACTGGAAGAGCGGCAAAGCGAGCTGCTGTAACAAGTGGAGGTGGCTGGTTATCAGGACCAAAGGGTCAAAGATGGGTAGCATTTTTGCAAAAGCGCTTTGGTAAAACATTCTTTGCAAAAAAGATTATGCCTTTACTTGCAAGAGCTTTAGTAGGTATTGGGATTGCTGCAACAGGAATTGGCGTCATACCGGGAGCTCTACTTACTCTTATTACTGTCGCCTCGAGCGCATTTTTAATATATGATATTATATCTGCATATTGGGATTGGACAGAAGAAGAAGATGCTCTAAAAGACGCTCAACCTGCTGCTGGTTTAAAACCAAAATCTGACGCGATGGCAACACCGAGTTCTTCAGCATCTGCGGCTTCTCCTCAGTCTGCTACACCGGTAACTTCTACCACAAGTGCAACAGCTGGCAAAAACAAACCTATTACGGGTGTTGTTGAAGGTGGCGCAGGATATACAACTGTTACGTATGCAGATGGCACCACAGAAAGACGCGGTGGAACTCTTCCAGCTCGTACAAATAATCCTGGTAATATTATGGATGGGCCACTTGCAAAATCTTATGGTTCCGTAGGATCATCACCGTCGACAAACGGTCCACCAGTCGCAGTCTTTCCTACTCAAAGAGCAGGCTTCTTTGCAATGGACGCCTTGCTGAAAAGCAAATATTCGAGCGGTCCTATTGGTCAAACATTAGAAGATTGGGCAACTGATCCGGACCACCCATCAAAAGTTATTGGAACTGCAGGTGTCGATCCAAATAAAAAATATACAGATTTTACTCGCGACGAACAAATAAGATTTATGCAAGCTTTAGCAAAAGTCGAAGGCTTTTATGCTGCAGGCTCTGGTCCTAAAATTTCTTCTGCCGATCTTGGAAATAGCGGCGGTCTGCTATCAAGCGCTATTGGCTTAGGGAAAGGTGCAATGAGCGCCATCGGTACAGTACTGCGCGCTGGATTAGGTGAGATGACACCTACATCTGGATCTCAATTGTCCGGATTTAATGATACTATGAAAGGTAATACGAGCTCGGCCGCGCCGGTTCAAGGACAATCTACAGTAACTGCGCAATTAGCCCGTACTTCAGCACAGATACAAAACGCCGTTGATCTCGGAAATGCAGACGCCGCTCGAGCTGCAACTCAACAAGAATCTGCAGGTGCATCTTCTATTCGTCAAGCCAACGCATCGAACGATGGTAAGTTAGAATGTCTTAATCCTAATTTCCCAGGAAGTGGTGCAGTTGAAGCTTATCTCCAATATCATAGATTGGCCGCATAATGGCTGAACCAATTACAATCGGCGGACAAAGGTTCATTAAAACAGCTGACGGTTGGGTAGATCAAAAATCAAAAACAAGAGCTCCTGAAGGATTGCTTAAGCTACTGAATAGTCTTCAGGTTGAAAATTCTTCTGAAGGAAAGAAGAAGCGTGTTCGTATTGACACTTCTCGGCCAGTTGTTAAGTTAGGCAAAACAGAATATGTGTGGGATCTTAACAGCGACGTATGGATCGACAAGAAAACAAAAGATGCAGTCAATCCTGCTTTCAGTAAACTGATTGAAGCTGCCTATCAAGGCATCATACAGGGTGTAACTCCAGAAGAACAATCATATGATAAGAGTAAAGCTGCCAGTTCTGTCGTAAATAATATGGGTTCTACCGGACAAGCAGCAAAGCAAAAAGTAAGAACTTCTACTGGAGGAGGACGACTTCCTGCTCCAAATATAAAAATCAATTCTCCAGGTATAAAAATCAATTCTCCTATCGTTCAAATGATAGAGAAGCTGGCTACTGTTGACGGATATCTTAAGCAACGCTTAGATAATCAAAAGAAAATAGCTAACAGAAATTTAGTCGCGACTAAAGAAACTGCCATCGAGTCGAAATCGGGAGATGCATCTCCTGTCGAACAGGTTTCTGAAAACGACGCAGAAAAATCTGATGCTACTGGAATAGGCGTAGCATTACTTGTGGGCGGATTAATAGCTGCACAGTTTGAACCAGTACAAGAAGCATTTAAGTCACTCGCGAGTGGTATTAAAAGTGTATTTAATTTTGTAAGAGATGTTGCTAGTGTTGTTTCTGACGGATTAGATTTTTTTACTGGAAGTTCTTCTGCTTCAGATTCAAAAGTTGAAACTTCAACCGCAGCACCAAATATTACTCAAGGTAATACTCCATCTTCTCCTAAGACGGCGCCTCAGGCAAAATTAAGTGTTCCGAGCGAAGCAAATGAAGCAGTTCCGAGTGCAATAACTCCTTCTTCGGTTGCTCCAACAACTCCAGCAATTGCGCCTAATTTTAGTTCTACTCAGCCGACGATGGCTCCATCTTCAAGTAATAGTTCTTCGCGTGTTAACGCATCTTCTGCTGCGCCTAATAATTCAGGATCAAGAGCTGCAGCACCAAGTTCAACTCGATCGAATGCTACTCCGGCTCCCATGGTTTCCTCTTCGAATGCTGCTCCATCAAAAGTTTCTACACCGACTCCAACACCAAACGCAACGCCCTCTTCTGCTGCACCTGCAACACCAAACGCAACGCCCTCTTCTGCTGCACCTGCAACACCAAACGCAACGCCCTCTTCTGCTGCAACACCAAACGCAACGCCCTCTTCTGCTGCACCTGCAACACCAAATGCTACTCCAGATGGTTCGAATTACGATGGATTGAGACTTAAATCGCAAGAAGCAATCAGCGGCGGACAAGCAGCTTCGAAAACCATTGAATTCGCAAAGATAGTCCAAGCACAAATACCAGAGCTGACAAGATTCACAGCATTTAGTGATAGTTATCACAAAGGTCGCACGTCTAAACACAATGAAGGACTTGCCTTCGACTTTACTATTAAAGATCCATCACAATCAACAGCTGTTGCTGATAGAGTAAAAGCAGCTGCAGATGCTAATGGATATAAAGTGAAGATATTAGACGAATATAAAGATGCATCTGCGGGTGCAACAGGCGGACATATTCACGTAACTGTAGTGGGTCCTGGTACTGGATCAACTATTGAAGGAGGAGGTGGCTCGAGCATACTCGAGCAAGTTACGACAGTTGGAGCAAATATAGGCAAAGGCGCAATCGAAGCCATTGGAAATATTCTACGTGCCGGATTAGGTGAGATGACACCTACAAGTGGATCTCAGCTTTCAACGGTAAATGATACGATGTCAGGAAATATTGCAAGAGCCGCAAAAGAAAGAACAGCTACAGTTGCTGCAACGAAGACTCCTAAACCGGTTGCTGTAACAAAATCAGATCCAGTTAACATGAATGCGCCAAGCGGTTCTTCTACGATTCAAAATATGCCTACAGCTTCTGACAAGGCCGGAGTCGAATTCTACTTGACTCGTATGGGATTTCCAAAGATCACATACGAGCAAACATCTCGCTGAACCAATGCTTAGGTAATAAAAGAAAGGGCGACCGAAGCCGCCCTTTCCCACCTTCTCAATCTTCTTCGGCAAGCCGTTTAAAGAAATCGAGATCGTCGTCGTCATCACTGACTGTGGAGGTAGGAGCAGAAACTGCTGCAGCCTCCTTGAATTTCGGTGCAGGTGCACGATATTCATTTTCATCCAGATCAACGCCACGAATCTTTGCAGGCTCCGCAGAGAGTGCAAGGACTGTATTCAAACGAGTCTTGAGATCTTCATAAGACTTGAATTGCTTCGGATCTACAATTTCAGTGAGCGAACGCTCCTCGTTGTAGACTCGCTCAAGCTCGGAGTCATCATCGAACAGTGGTGCGGGAGTATCGAATTCAGACTTATCGTAGTTGGGGTAACCCTCAATCTTACGAATTTTGAGCTTGAAGTTAGCACCTGACCAAAGATCGAAAGGATTTACTGGCTTCTCGTCCTCAAAACCTGGGTTCATCAGATCGTTCAGCTTATCGAAGATCTTCTTGCCATACTTGTACAAGAAGACTTTGCCTTCGTTTGCAGGATTGCCTGGATCCTTCACAACATAGATGTTGCTGTGGTATGCCAAGCGACGCTTCTGCTTGCGCGCGATCTCCTTATCAGAGTCAAGACCAGTATTCCAAAGAACACTGTTATATTCTGATACGGGATCGTTTTTACCGAGAGTCGTGAGTGACCGCTCGATATACCAAAGCCCGGTTGGACCTTGGAAACCATGGTCCCAGATGCGAACGAAAGGAATGTCTTCGTTCTTCGGTGCAGGAAGGAAGCGAATAACAGCGTAGCCGTTACCAGCCTTATCGACTGTATGCTTCCAATATTTGCCCTCATCGGGATCTGTATAGGTGGTATTTTGTTTAGCAAGTTCTTTCGTGAGTTTCTCGAACGAGGAATTAGAAGAACGCTTAAGATCTGCAAATGACATAATTAATCTCCTATATGTCGATTTTTTACGGTATGTTTCGATGTATTTCGATTGCAGCGAACTGCAATTGTATTTATCATGATGTAAAGACTTCCTTGACAATTTTTCTGCATTTAAATGCATCATAATGAAAGAAAGGCTTATACTTCAGCAGCTTCTTGTGGATGCTGGGCCATAGGACACCATCCTCAATCTTCTTGTTCCAATGACCAAAGAACCCGAAGATATCATTGAGGATAATCACCGTCTCGATAGAAATCTCGCGACGAAGATATTGTTTCAGTAAGAAGGGATGTTGTCCATTCTTTACAATAACACAATCATTGAAATTTGTACACAGTTTTTTTACATCTTCTTCAAAGATATAAGAAAGAGATTGCTGTCTCTTCAACCATTCATTGTACACTTTCTCTGAGTCATCATCAAACAAATCACCGATCCATTTGAGATCGCCATCAATAAAGTTAGCAACCAGATATTTCAGAGGATCTTTATGTTTTGACAACTTATAGAACTGATACTTATCTTTTCGCACGTCAAAGCTCGAAGGCTTGGCTCCGATCCGGCCGTTGTATTTGATATAGTCGTAGCTGTCTGTCGTGAAGTGATTTTTGAGGGCAAGAAAGGTGGTGTAGCTCTCGAATGGAGTCATACTGGTAACTTTGCCCTCTTTGGCATGAAGTTGAGTTCTTCTGCTTCATCTTGAAGCTTTGCCTTAATACGAATGTTACTCCGAATAATACTCGCAGCAGCTTCGATCTCGATATTATTCTTTTCGCAATAGTGGACGACGGCATCCATATAATCTAAATTATAATTGATAACCAATCGTTCAATTTCTTGAATGAACTTTTCAGAGGTCAGTGCTTTTGTTGAAATGACGTCGTCCACCATGATATAATTATCCTCGATAAAAAATATGTGCGCCAATTTTAGTCGTGCGATCAAAGACTCTGCCCCATGAAGGGCTTACATAATCTGCGTGGTAAAATTTTGCGCCTTTTGTAACGTCAGTGTAGTTACCTAGATATACGTCTTCAGCAACAGCTGTTGCCTTACGATATGCTGATATGTCAGCTATTCGCTTTCCTCTCTGACACTTCCATGAAAATTGGCATACGCCTCTGGCCTTTTGATTAATGACCGCACATGGAGTCTTCGGAAATCTTTTGTCTTTTACGCGATTTAATACTACATTATTCACCGCGATTTTGCCTTCTGTTGACTCGTGGCCTGCTTCGAAATATGTATTGTCGGCCATGCATCTGATTTGTTGTTTGTCGTGTTGATTAAGATACACAGCTTCTTTCACAATAATTTGTTTTTCAATTATTTTAGTTATCGGAATCTTTATGATCTTGACTTCAGGTTCTTTGGTTGGTATCGCGATGGCTAAGATCAGAATGAGTATTAATCCAACACAGAATCCTTCAGTCCATCGAAGGTACGGGAAATCTTCTTTATTTTCAAAAAGTTTCATGTTTGTCCTCTTAGTCTCAATGACTTTGGCAAACAGAGACTACTTTCCAGGCATCTCAGCCATATAGTTTTCTGCCGCTATAAGAAGATACACAAGAGAATAACGAAGTATCTTCCATCCATTTCCCTCTTACTGGAAATGCAAAATCATTAGTGTTTTCGTCGGTGGCATCTGAATGGTGCCGCTTTCTAGCCATCTAAGACTTGAAGTTTTTGTAAGAGTCAATGGAGGGATTAACCTCCGTCATATTTTATTTATATGGTCGCCAGCAGTTTTCTGGCGACTCGTAGCACCAGCTATTCAGCTGGTAGTAAAGTGGCCCGTTCTGTTCCAAGGTGGAGCCATACCCGTGTAGATCATGCCGCTAAGCGGATATCTGCAAAGCTATCGTTATCGTTAGCATTTATGTTTTGTGGCACTTTGCCAAGCAATCAGTCTCGAATCGCCCTATTACACGAAAATCGATATCCTGGTCACCCCCGTAAATGGTGGAGGTGCGGGGAGTCGAACCCCGGTCTTTCCGCCTTTATTGTTGATTGTCAACAACTGATATTCTATTTATACCCCAACGGGCTTTAATTGTACACAACTATTTTAGCCTACATCATATATTTTTTTATCCATACTGCTTCATCTTCTTTTGCAACTGAAAAAATTTTAGGAACATTGAAAATCGTAGCAGATATGTAGCCTCCAACTTTCCAATTTACAATCTTATATGGTTGTTTACCAGTTTTTTCAAATAGCCAATTGTCACCATACCAAACTTTTAAATCTTCTGGAATATTTATATAAGATTTCTTGTGCATAAAAAATAGACAAGCATATGCAAGACGTTGTTCATATGTAAGTTTAATTTCAAATACCTCACCAGTATTTTCCCAACAACCTTCGCCTAAACCTATCATGCCTTTATCTTCAGTGATGTGATCATACACTTTATCAATCAAAGAAAAATCAGTAATTACGTCATCATTTAAAAACATTAGTTTGTCGTATTTGGATATAGCAGTACCTTTATTCCAGGCAGGATTGACAAAAGTGTTTTGTTTTTCTTCAATATAAATTAGTTTTGAAATTTCTTCTTGAATATTTCCGCCTTCAAGAGTATTATCAATTACAATAACCTCTCCTACTAAAGGGTGCGCACAAACTTCTTTTATTCGTTCTACAGTTCCGTCGATCATAAACATGGTTGGCATAATAACAGATATCATTTCAAGTAACTCCTAAAGTATTATTTTTTCCAGAAACTATATATGCCATTGTCTATTTCGT